GTAGTAAATCCAGCACTAGCACCAGGAGTACATGTAAAGATAGTTGTACCTGCGGCACATGCACCTGCATAGGTTCCTACTTCAATACTGGGATTGCTACTGGCATTTGTTCCAGACAAGTAGAAACTGATATTGTATGTTGAGCCTGCGGTTACACTTATACTTTGATAGATACCGTCGTAACTACCAACTGCGCCATCGTACCATTGATAAGGACTCCATGTTCCCGCGGCCTGAGGATAAGTACCATTCTGATACCATACTCCCCAATCGGCTGGTGCTTGTATTCCCACAGAGGTTGATCCACCATATTGTAAGTTACCATTGGCTAATAAGTTAGTGGATGATCCCGACTTGGTAACTGCGGCATTGGTAAATGTCCAGTAACCTGGATCCTGTCTAAAAGCAAAACCAATGTAGTCTGCACCGGTTGTGTTGGCTGTAAAACTATAATTGTACTGTATATTACCGCTAGAATAATTTAATACCCCACCCAAGTATCCACTTGGAAGATTCTGTGCGTGTGCCTTGGGAGTACAGAATCCAACAAGGGCGGCGATAAGGATAGTGGCAAGTATTTTAAACATATTAATTCTGCTTGGTTGTTATAAAGGTATTGCCACCGGCATTGATTCTGTTGGTGATGGTTACATTACCACTCTGTGTCTGTACAATAGTAGAATTTTGACCTTTAGGAGTTGTAACACAACTTGTATTACTATTAGCATCACTGCGACATAACTGTACACTGATTGCATCTACAGTAGCTTCTACCCCCGATGATTTTCTATAATCGGGAAGCAATTGATTCTTGGGTGCGGCTAACAAGTTACCAAATTCTGCAGCAAGTTGATCATTCATTATTTGTAACATGCTTTCAAGGAAGTCCTGATCTAATAGATTACGTTGTAGTGCATTGGTATAAACTTGATTATTTTCTGCAACCAATACACTACTTAGATCAACACCCTTAAGAAAATCTTGACTAAGTGCCGATTCAGCTGGCAACTTTTCTGCTTGTTGGCGTTGCTGAGCAGTTTTAATTTCTTGCGGTGGTGCCAGGATTAACATATTTCCAATAGCATCTTCAGTTAAGTGTAAGGTAACAGGCCTTGTGGGTGCTACATTACGTGCGGATACTTTAGTTGCCTGGAATGCTTGATCTAATGTTACAGTACCGGCGTCATTCATAACATCAATTTTACCAGTCACACAATAACGTTCAATCTCATCGGGCAACATATTTTTACGTGGACAGCTTGGCAATAGAATAAATGTGCTGGAACCTAGCTCATCAACTGTAGCAGTAAAATCAGTACCGCGAACAGCAACGGTAGCAGTAGGAGTGTTGATAGCCACCTTATTAGGATTGTTATGAGCAATCGCCCCTGATGCGTAGCGGACTGTACCACTAGCCATGTTAAGAGCAAGTTTGCCAGCATCTTTATTTTTTGGATCATACACGAATTCGTCAATGACCAGTTTGGAGTTTTCATTCACTTGCACCTTAGTGTCATCGGCAAACACAATACCAACCTTGCCTTGCTTGGTAGTAATGGCGTCAGCCATATCAACACCGGTACCTTTACTACCAGTAAGTGTTGTTTTTGCTCGTTGTATTTGCGGAGGATTGTTTACTTGTTCTGTGATTGTGCCAATGGCAGCATGAGCGGAAATAGACAACAATAATGTTGCCCAAATTAATCGTCTTGTTGCTTGAACCATACACATCGTTGTAAGTCTCTCATTAATTGATCTTTTGGCGTACCAGTAAGTCTGTGCGCCAGCTCTATAAAATCTACGGCTCTACTAGCCACATTAGACTGACCATCGCTCCACTGTTGATATACTGTGTTTAAGAAGCGAAGGTCTGTCATATATTAATGATGCTGTACAATGTTCCAAGTATTACTGCTACCACTACTTTGAATATTTGTAGTGTTGTTACCGCTTGTAGCTGTTTGGTTCACAGTAAATGTATTGCTATTACCAGTTAACCCTAATACTAACGTGTTATCGTTACTACCAGTTTGGCTTGCTGTAATAGTATTACTAGAACCTGTTAAACTTCCAACTACTGCTAGGCCAGTTGCATTATAACCACCAATAGTAATACTGTCGCCATTGGTGCCACCAGTTTGTGTCAACCCAAATGTATTACTTGCACCTGTACTGTTTAAAGTAACACTAGCATTAGTTGCCGCTGTTGTTGTAGTCCCTTGAGTCATTGTTAGACTATTACTTGCGCCACCGTTCATTGTGATATTATCAGTATTATTTGTACCGTTAACAATAGCAACAATAGAGTTACTACTACCGCCTGCTGTCACAGCGGTAAAGTTGTTACCTGTACCTAATAAGTTAATATTCAAATTGGCAGTATTACCAGTTTGTGTTACACTAATATTATTACTTGCACTTGTAGCAGAGCCATCATTGTTACTATTGATCACTGCTGTTGCATTGTTACCTGTCACAGAGTAATTGTAATTGTTACCAGTTAATCCGTTGGCCACAGTTGTCTGGATACCTAATTGTAAGGTATCGCCTGTGCCTACTTGATTTACTGTTACGTTATTACTATTACCAGTAATTACTGCCGGTGTTGTTGCACTTGAACCTGTGCCTTGTACACCTTCTACTGCATCACCTGCGCCATTTTGTGTAATTGAAATGTTACTGTTACTACCTGATTGATTGATGTAGATGGTGTTATCTGCACCAAATGCACTTATAGTCACTACGGCTAGCATTGTTGTTATTATTTTCGCTAGTTTCATTTTACTACTCCTTTTGGCCCCTGGCCTTATGTCCTGCGGTCCCTGCTTCTCCGCTGGTTGTTTTAGTTACTTCACTTTACTACCCCCAACTTTGCTTCTACATCTGCAGGTAAGCCTGTTTTATTAGACATACCTAATGGAATTGTTGGCTCGCCCTTGGCATTAGGATTAATATACGCTGGCGCTACTTGGTTGTAGTCCCATACCCCTTTGCGTTGGCCTTCCTTGATTAACTCTACTACACTTGCTTCAATAGTTGATTTAAGTGCGATAGTGGTTGCTTCGTTGATTGTTAAACCTGATTCAAATTGGAATATTGCTGCCGCAGCATCTGTTGCGCCGGTATTAGGTGCGCCAATTTGCGTAACCATATGTCCCAAGCTACCTGGATCTATACTCTTAAAGATTGCAATACTATCTGCTGTTGAGTAAATGATCTTGGTAACAGTTACACTGGCTAGAATCTTACCGGTGTTAACACTGATAGCACGTAGACTAATTGTGATAATATCTTTACTGTACTGAGTTGTTGGGCCAATACCAAGGAAGTTATATCCTGTACCACCAGACTCCAGTCCGGTATCGTAACCAATAATTCCGCCTTCAATAATTACGCCGGCAAACTGTAATGGCATTAGCTTCTGTGCATCTTTACCTTCATATGCTTGACGCATTTGAGTAATGATTAACCGCTCTTTGGTCAAGGCATCAATGTTTCCTCGCTCAACAACATCAAACCATAAACCGTGACCAACGTCTTGCAAACTGCGAATTAATAGTGCATCGCCACCTTGTGTAACTGCTGTACTAAAACTGGCAATACCAGGAACTGCTTTACGTTGTCCTGTTTTATCTGCAAAGTTGTAGACAGCCACAGTTAAACGACCAGCAGCAGGTGGAGGAATAGCATCAAACTCTTTTTGTAATTCGTTTTTAGGTACTACAGGTTTTGCCTCTAGTACTCCCATTTTTTGGCTTATAGCACAACCAGAAAGTGCCACTAAGACCAATACAGATAATAGTAATTTACGCATTATGGATTACTCCCGCCGGTGATATTAAATTGACTCAATGGAATATTAATTGTAGTTACGTTGCCCACGTTGTCTGTTACTTGCAATTGGATTTGACTACCATTATTGTTATAGTAGATCGTGTTGCCCTGGAAGGTAATCTGGCCAGTACTACTGCTACCGCCGGCAAACATTGCAGTGGCTAAATTCTGCGAAATCTGTGCATAAACACGCGATTCCAGGTTGGTTAGGAACTGATTTATAGGGGTATTGGCTGCATCTGCCTTGGCTTGTTGCGCGGCCGCTGTAAGTGCTTGCTGAATAGTCAATGCACGTTGATACTGCTGATTTTCCAAGGCCATTTGGAAAGTTGAGTAGCCGTTACCATTCAAACTAGCACTTTTAAATGAGTAGTCTGATATTGTAGTAGCGTAGGTGGTTGTCGCGGATAAGGCGATTGCGGTTAGAATAACCTTGTTGATAATTCTCATTACTTCTACCCCTGTTATTATTATTATAAGGTAGTAAAGTCGTGTAGACTCTAGCTCCTATAGTATTTAATAGGACCTAGAACAAGAATTATGTAGTATTTTAAATTGTAGGTATTCTTTTAATTATTTCTTCGTAGAAAGAGTCCAATTCTCCACCAAATTGACCTATCAGATGATCTGAAATATCTTTGCAGAGCTGGTAATTTTCTTCTTTGAGTGCTTTGATAAAGCCTTCGTGTAACTCTATATAGTTGGTTAAATTTGTAAATCCAGAAAGTCCAATCTTTTCAGGAGGCACTACACAATAGGTAGTTACCGGAATACCCTTAACATCAAACGTCTCAAGTTCTAATACTGTATGAGTTTGTTTTAATTGTTGTACTGCTCGGTGGTCCCAAACTATTTGCATTACCTATCCTTCGAAATCTTTAATCTGCGGTAAATCTCTTGTACACCCTGCGCTTGGCTAATACAATCTTCCAAGGCATTGTGTAAGCCAGCTTTGCCTTTTTCGCGAGGGTCGCCGTGTACACCAAATAAGGTACGGCTGTCGCGAATTTGCCAAAACTGCCATGGAGTTGGCCAGCCCTGTTGACGATAAATGTTTTCAAGAATAACAATGTCAAACGCAGGTCCTTGGCACCAGATGTTGGTTACACCTACACAAAACCGATTTAGGTCTCGGTACAGAGTTTCTAAACTAACACGGCCTTCTTCGCTAAGTGCTTCTTCACGAACATCCTGTGCTTGCTGTCCCCACCATGCTAGTGTATCTTCCTGTACTTCACGTCCCAGGGCTAGTTGTTCATCAACATCGATGCGATGATATAAGCTATCACCAAAACTATCTACAGTATAAGGATCAAACTTAACAGCACCAATTGTGAGAATAGCACAGTCAGGGCGTGTACCTAGTGATTCCAAATCTAACATTATGTCCACAATTTATCCTTGCTTTAAAATTTTAAGAGATTCAGATTCCACTACACGTCTACGTAATCCTGAGCTAGAAAAGGAATGATCACGACCATTATATACAAGCTCTATTCCCCGACGTATGCATTCCATTCTTCCTGAGAATTCTTTATCTTTGTATTCAACACCAAGTACTCGTACGTCAAGTGGTAATATTAATAATAAGTCTATTAGATCTTGTTCTGTTTGATAAACAACTACTTCGTCTACATACCGACAAGCGGCCAATTGAATTTGACGTTCCACAATACTTTGAACAGGATGGTTCTTGGTTTCAGGACGATCAATTGTTGGATCTGTTTGCAAGCCGGCAATCAAGTAATCGCAATGATTTTTTGCTTCTGACAACATAGAAATATGACCGGCGTGAGGACCTAAATCAAAAGTACTAAATGTAATTCCAATTCTTTTACCTTGTTCTTTTAATTCTCGTATTTTATTAAAGATCATTTTTATATACCATTGATATTTTTTGTTGTTTTACCATTGTGTAAAATGTTGCCCTGTGTTTTATACCCAAATCTATCATAGCATCTTTAATTGATGGATATTCTATATTGTTTATTATAACAGGTTTATATTTTTGTGTAAAGGGTTTTCCTTTTCGTTTTGCAGATGCTTCTGCATGAGCTTTTTTCCATTCTGCCGATTTTGTGTAATTTTTATTCGATGCTTTTATTTTTTCTATTGTTTCGGGTGTGTGTTTGTAACCAAAATGTCCGTTAGATTTTCCTTTTTTGGCTTCGCTTATTTTTTTTGAACGTGTTGCTTTTTCTTCTTCTGTTAAAGAAGCATGCCACTTTGTTAACCCAATATTTCGTTGATTAATTATGGTATTTTTATTAGGATGATTTAATATAGTGTTGCCACCATCACCTCCGCTGGCAATATTATATAAATCATTTAATGATTCGTATAAAGAAATGGTGTCTATTTCCAGCCGATTTAGCTCATCAACTGTTTTTGCCCAGTGCAATATTTCTATTTTGAAATTATCTTTACCGTATTTTTTAATAGCAGATTGTAGTGCTATTCCAGATCCATAATAATCTTTATCAAAAATAGGTTTTGTTCTTTTGCCAATGTAACAACGATTATTAATTAAGTTAGTTGTTTTATAAATGTAGCCAATATACATAAGTATTCTCCTTATGTTTATTTACCACCTTTTGTCAGTTTAACCTATTAATCATACGTCTTGTTCAATTTTAACTTGTAATGGAAATCCGTTGTTACGTGCCAACAGGGTCACTTCAATACCCTTTTGTTCGGCCAGTTCGTACGGTAATACTGCTACCACTGCTGAACCTTCTTCGTGTACTCGCATGGTAATTGCTTCTGCGGCACCTTCATCATAATTAAAAATAATTTTAAGTGTTTCGACTACAAACTCTTGTGTAGTAGTTTCGTCATTGATATAAACAACTCTGTACTGTGGCGGTTCTGCAATATTGGATTTAACTTCAATGCGGGGGCGCACTTCTATATGTGTTCTAGTTTTAGACATTGATTCACTCATGGTAGGAATAAGGGATGATTTGTTGTTCATCCCTTATTATACAGCCTAACTACTTATTTTGCAAACTTAATGGCAATCTGTTTTGGTTGCTTTTCTTCCGGAATGTTACGTTCCAGAGCAATGGTCAGAATACCATTTTTAACTACTGCACTCTTTACTTCTACATGTTCTGCAAGAGTAAAGGTACGAGTAAAGTTGCGGTTTGAAATACCCTTGTGGATATAAACAGTTCCTTCTATTTCTGGTTGAACTTCTTGTTCTCCAGTGATAGTTAGAATATTATCCGTTAGTTCGATTGAAAGTTCATCTTCCGCAAATCCAGCAATAGCAATTTCAATAGCATGATGATTCTCATCGTATTGAATAATGTTATGTGGGGGATAGTTGTCTACCTTGGAGCCGGTTGTGCGATTAAGCTGATCAAATAATTGATCGAAGCCAATGGCATTGCGATGCATTTGTGCGGCTAGTGTAGGTAAATCGAGGGTGCGAAGTGTAAATTGTGTCATTTTATATTCCTTTCAATAAGCGATTATATGACTATGTAAAGCCCGACTATCGGCACCTTACTAATATATTTATACTACAAATTTGGAATAAAAGCAATACATAATGGATAAATAAAGTTGTAGTTCGCGATATTGGCGTATCCAACTACTCTAACATTATAAGGCAATGTCAGCAAATGTATTTAACAAACAAGTATACTCGTTGGTACTATTCTATTATAGATAATTCCAAAACACGTATTTTACCTAAAGAAACTTATACCGAAAAGCATCATATTGTACCACGCAGTATGGGCGGTAATAATGATATTTCTAATTTAGCAATATTAACCGCTAGAGAACATTATCTTTGCCACTATCTTTTAACTAAAATAACAACCGGAATAGACAAGGTAAAAATGTTTTGTGCTTTACGATTCCTAAATGCAAACAATCGAAAAAGTTCAAGAGTATACGAATATATAAAAGTTAATCTACATCGCGGACCGCTATCCGAGTTAGTTAAACAAAAGATTTCCAATACAATGAAAGGTCGCCCGGCTAAAAATAAAGGTGTAAAATATCCATTTATACCTAGAAAGAAATGGGCAGATGATAGATTAGTAGGAGTAGGATCTAACGGAAAACTTAAAGGAAAAGTCCGCCCAAGATTAGATTGTCCACATTGTCACAAAAATATCGATGAAGCAAATTATCATCGATATCACGGTGCTAAGTGTAAATCAATATAATTTTTTAGGCAGGGATTCGGACAGTAACTTTTTGCGCCAACGGTTCTTGGCCGCTGCTTTGGCTTTCTTACGTGCTGTTGTAGG